TTTGGATTGATATTCGCGGCCATATTTCGGTCCTAATAAATTGCGTGCTACTGTTTTACTTTGCGTGATGACATTCGCTAGTTTGTCATACATCGTTATATTACGCGACATAATCCGCATATGAATGATGAACGGGTCGCTTGGATTGGGGCATTTTGCTCCCGAAAACACATAACTACCTAAGACTTCGAATGCTTCAATGACGGGGATGTGATTGAATGTTTCTTTATAATTGAATGAGTTCACTGATGATGAAGCAATAACCGGTTCGTTGTCTACGGAAAACACCTCGAAGTCGATGAACCGGCAACCGCGAGCAATCACATACAACAATGCGTCCATACTTACTGTCGAATTCTTGAATTTGTATGGATTAAACGCGTTATATGCCGCCTTGATGTAATAATCACGCAACTTGAATTTACTCTGACTGTCCTCCGGGTTTAACGATGTGATATTCCGTTCAATAATTTCCTTGCTTTTTTCGTCGGCGTTTTCCATGCCTTCTTTGACGGAGGGCGGCGGCGATGCTGTTGCTCCTGGCGCGGTTGGCGATGCTGTTGCTCCTGGCGCGGTTGGCGGTGCTGTTGCTCCTGGCGCGGTTGGCGATGCTGTTGCTCCTGGCGCGGTTGGCGATGCTGTTGCTCCTGGCGCGGTTGGCGGTGCTGTTGCTCCTGGCGCGGTTGGCGATGCTGCTTTTGTTTCAAATCGGTCTAGCACGGTTGCCGCCTTTCTACGCTGATGTATCGTCATATCATTTTCACTCGTGTCGGGTGTAAAATTCTCGGTAGTTAATACACCGTTCATCGAAAATGAGTCTTTGATACCACTATTTTTCAATAGCTCCTTTGCTTTCATTAAAATGGTCGTATCTTGAGAGACCGCGGTGGGAGTGCCGCCGCCGCCAGCGAACCCTTCCTTGAAACGAGCGGCAGACACCGCCCTTGCAGCCGCCGCCGACTCATAACATCGTGTTTTAATATTCTGTGTTATATTCCATAAAGCGAATACAATAATAATAATACCTATAAATAAAAATTCTACTTGGTTTTCTTTCATTGTTGTTGTATATAATAATAGATTTTTATATAAAGTTATATACAAATAACATACTAAATGACCGGCGGTTTATTAAATTTGGTTGCTACAGGCAATCAAAATGTTATTCTTAACGGTAATCCCAAAAAGTCATTTTTTAAAAGCACCTACCTTAAATATACGAATTTCGGTCTTCAAAAGTTTAGAGTTGATTTCGATGGTCAGAAGAAGTTGCGTATGACCGAAGAGTCCAAATTCACATTCTATATTCCGAGATATGCTGAACTACTGATGGACACCTATATCTGCGTGACACTTCCGTCGATATGGAGCCCAATTCATCCGCCAGCAAATAAAGGCGATATGTGGGCGCCATATGAGTTTCGGTGGATTGAAAATTTGGGCACACAAATGATAAAAGAAATCGTGATTTCAGTCGGCGGAATGACCCTTCAGCGTTTCACTGGTAATAATTTGATGGCGATTATGGAGCGTGACCTCGATGCCACAAAACGCGAATTGTATAACCAGATGACGGGTCACGTTCCGGAATTATATAATCCTGGCTGTTCTGGGGCACGGTTGAACCAGTATCCGAATGCCTATCGCACAGGTAATATCGCCGGAGCAGAGCCGTCAATACGCGGACGCAAGATATATATACCGATTAATGCGTGGTTCACACTTTCGTCGAAGATGGCGTTTCCGCTTGTATGCCTGCAATATAACCAACTCCAGATTGATGTTACACTTCGGCCGGTGAAAGAGCTATTCACGATACGAGATGTAGGCGACCCTGCGAATTATTGGCCAGTCGTTCAGCCGGATTTCACGAATCCGCTTCATCAGATGTGGCGATTTTTATACCCGCCGCCGAGTATTGATTTAACACTTGACTCCTATCCGAGCATTCGCACAGACTGGAACGCGGATGTCCATTTAATGGCGACATACTGTTTTCTCTCCGATGAGGAGTCGAAGATATTCGCCGCGAACCAACAAAAATACCTGATTAAGTCGTATTATGATTGGGTGTTCAATGATGTTACTGGAAATAAGAAAATCAAGATAGAGAATTCGATGGGGATGGTGGCATCGTGGACATTGTTCTTCCAACGAAGTGATGTGAATTTACGGAACGAGTGGAGCAATTATACGAATTGGCCGTATAACTATCTACCCTATGATATTATACCCGCGCCAATAGACGATGATTGGAAGCCAACCGGATTTACTGAAAGCGTCGTTCAGGCATCCGACCTTAATGGACCATCGAATTTTCCGAACGACCGCTACTTCTTTGATAAAAATGGACCGAAGGACGGTATTGGACCTGGCATTAATCCGGGTGATAAACGGTTGACCGGGCTTCATATCACTGGTGATTTTCAGTCGGAAAATGAACGCGACATACTACAGATGCTGGGGATTTCACTCAACGGGAAGTATCGAGAGAACCTGCTCGACGCAGGAGTGTATAATTATGTTGAGAAATATACGCGGACAAGGGGGAGTGCGAAACCCGGGATTTATTGCTATAATTTCTGCTTGAACTCAGACCCGTTTGAATTACAGCCGAGCGGTGCTATCAATATGAGCAAGTTTAACCAAATCGAACTGGAGATGAATACGATATATCCTCCGTTGGATTCGGCGGCCGAAGTGAAGGTGATTTGTAATCCGAATACTCGAGAGATTATCGGAATGAACAAACCGAATGTGAATATCTACTTGTATAACTACGACCTTCATATACTAGAGGAGCGGTATAATGTGCTGACATTTATATCGGGAAATTGTGGGCTGATGTATGCTCGGTAAATGCCGAGCCGAATGCCGATAGGCCGACGATGCTCGGTAAATGCCGAGCCGAATGCCGACAGGCGGACGATGCTCGGTAAATGCCGAGCCGAATGCCGATAGGCCGACGATGCTCGGTAGGCGGACGATGCTCGTCGTGAAATACAACCGATAATAATCTATTGTATATATAACTTAGTTACACAAATGGCTGACGATGAAGAAGACATTGAAGACGGTGGTGACGAAAATAAAGATGAGAATGAAAAAGGCACTTTTAGTAAAGTTGGCGGGATGTTCGGTGGTGGCGACGACGAAGGCGAAGAAGGCGAGAAAAAAGAAGGAACCTTTAGTAAAATCGGCGGGATGTTTGGAGGCGACGGCGAGGACGACGGCGAAGGCGAAGGCGAAGGCGAAGCCAAGGATGAGAAGCCAAAGAGAGTTAAGGTGAAACCAAATACGATATTTGATATTGCCGCGCTCAAAGAATTCGGTCTCAGTGTATTAACCCTCTTTATTGAGACTGTCATTGTTTCCGTTGTGTGCGTGAATATTCTATTTTTTTCAGTTCCAGAAAGCATTAAAAATAATGACCTGAACCTGAACAAGTTATTTCCGACCGACCGACACGAATGGCCATATTGTTATACGAATGAATATACCAGCTGCGAGGCTGATTGTGGTGATAAGTTCGGTGGAATTGCCGATGACCCCAAACTAGAAACATCGAAAAAATTATACTTGAAAGCGGCAATTATTCTAGATACAATGGTATTTAAATGGTTCTGCCTTACGAAGGATGACATTGATATGGTGAAAGAAAGTGTGGACGAAGGAGCGACACAAGTGAACTTACTACACTGGGAATTCATTAAAGCGCGTTTTAAGCAATGGATTAATAATGCTTTCATATTCTCGTTTTCGAGCGACCGCGCAATGTTTGCTTATATATTTGAGCAAATAACACGGCTTTCAAATGCTATTCCGGTTGAATTGTATGATGTCGTCTCTCCGCTTCTTATTCTTCTAATGCCGTTCGTCTTTGCTATATTTATGGCATTTATGTTACTGGGGGGTCCATTCTTCACAACTGTTATTGGTATGGTGATAAACGAGACCGACAATCGTAAAGAATATATTGGTGGAACATTATGGTCTCTTATCACCGGGTTTACGCTTGGTATTCTGCCCATTCTTTCATATATCGTCAGGATGATACAGTTTCTCGGCACATTTTTCATTTACCCACTGCTTCACTGGGGTCAATACCGCGAATTATTTGCTCGTTATATCCCCATCATCTTCTTTTTCTTTAATTTGATACTAATGTTTTATGCTTTCGAGTATTTGGACATCAATGTTGCCGCGATTGTGATTTTAATGTTACTGGTTCTGTATTTGATGCATTATTGGGCCGGAATTATGGAATTCTTTAACGCGATTAAAAGCTGGACAGCATAGAAACAACATAAACAATATCGTATAATAATTATCATACTGGATTATACGATATGAGCGGAAAAAATAAGAAGGTCGGTGGCGGTGGCGGTGGTGGCGGTGGTGGCGGTGGCGGTGGCGGTGGCGGTGGCGGCGGCGTCGAGAAATCAACCCCCGAGTATTTCAAGAGATATCCGTTCGTCAGTGTATGCACCCCCACATTTAACCGTCGCCCCTTTATCCACGCGATGATTACTTGTTTTAATGAACAAGATTACCCACAAGACCGTATGGAATGGATTATTATCGATGATGGAACCGACCCCGTCGAAGACTTGGTTGCCTCCCACCCACGCGTTAAGTATTTTAAATATGACACGAAAATGACGCTTGGTCGTAAACGCAACCTTCTTCACGAAAAATCGCGCGGAGAGATATTGGTCTATATGGATGATGATGACTATTATCCACCCAAACGCGTCTCTCACGCGGTCGAAATGTTGATGTCACATCCAGAAGCGTTGTGTGCTGGGTCGAGTGAGATTTACATCTATTTCAAGCATATCAAGCAAATGAAGCGTTTTGGACCGTATGGCCCCAATCACGC